GGTAGCGCGTGAGGCTGGTTATGTTGGAGATATGCGTGACTTGCCATTGGATAAAGCTAAAGCCATTTATCGCGCTTCATACTGGACGCCAATGCGCGCAGATCAACTGCCCGAGATTCTGCGTTACAGCGTCTTCGATGCCGCCGTGAACTCAGGTGTAGGTCAGGCTACCAAGTGGCTGCAACGCTCGTTAAACATCGATGATGATGGACAGATTGGGCCAGTCACAATGGGTACGGCTAACTTCAATGATCCACGTTCTACGCTGGCGCGTTTCAATGGTCATCGCTTGGCATTTATGGCTGACCGTAATAATTGGGACTCGTTTGGACGTGGTTGGGCTAGGCGTGTGGCTGCTATTTTGAAGGAGGCTTAGATATGGATATGTCTTGGTTAAAGTCTTTGGCTCCACTTGTTGGAACTGCGCTTGCCGGGCCTTTGGGTGGAGCTGCTGCGTCTTTCGTGGCTGACAGGTTGGGTATTGACTCAAATACGATTGAAGCCGTTACAGACGTTTTAAACAGTGGAAAGCTGACGCCTGAACAGATCACTTTAATCAAAGCGGCTGAGATTGATTTTCAGAAGTTTTTGGAGCAAAACAAGATTGACATTGCAAAGATCAATCTTGATAACACCAAAGACGCCCGAGATATGCAAAAACAGACGAGAAGCGTTTATCCTGCTATTCTGTCAACTTTCGTGACGCTCGGATTCTTTGGCATCCTTGGTTCTATGCTTGTAATGGAATACAAGCCTACAGATTCACTTTTGATTATGCTTGGCGCTCTTGGTGCTGCATTTGGTGCCGTGGTTAACTTCTGGCTAGGTAGTTCAAACGGTAGTGCCATCAAGTCTGATTTACTGGCTGCAAAATAAGAAAAACCCGCCTAGTGCGGGTTTATTTTTAAAACTTTGGTTCGTCTTCTAAAGTTTTGTGCTGCGTAAAAGAAAAATCAAGCCGCCACAAATGGCCATAGTTTGACTGTTTTTTAAGCCATTCAAAGAAAAGCGTTTGAGCGTCTGCAAGTGTTTCAGCGGATACGACGCGACTACCTGAAAAACAATTGCTTGATGAACTGTATTCGACTGTAAAGTGCTTCACTTTCCATCCTTCACAAAAACACCATTTGGCATCATGGTGCCGGTACGGTCTTTGATTTCATCATAGGCGCATTCAAGGCACGCAACTAAGTTAAGGTCTTCTTTAGCTGAAACGATAATCAACGTCACCAACACATCACCAAGGCCGTCAATGATTCCAGCGCGGTCGCCTTTGATAATGGCGTCGGCTAATTCACCAAGTTCTGACATGGTTTTCAATAGTTGTGTTTGGCTTGTAGAGTTTGGCAAAATCTTACGATCTTCTGCCCACTTGATAACCTGTTTTTCTGTTTGTTCAAAGCTCATTTTGTATCCTTTTTGAATGTTGGCAACGGGTGCCAGTGGGTGAAATATTTATCGTTTGAAATGTGAATTCCGACAGATGTAATTCCGTACTTTTGACTTATTAAAAGCATTTTTACACCGCGTGGCGTGCTTTCATCTATTGGTTTCCAGTGTAAGTCATAACTTACAACTGCCTCACCATCGCTGTTAATGGTTGTTTTCATTTTTCATTTTTTCAATCTTAGCCTTGATTTCGGCTAGTACGGCATCGCGGCATTGCATACCGTAGGCGAGCATTTGATATTCGCCATAACCTAGAACATCACCATACCAGTGACTGTCTGGATATTGAGTGTGGATTGTGGCTTTCTCTGGTAGCTTTGGCAATTTCATACATCCTCCGGGAAAAATGCCATCATCGTGACTGGTGCAACGGTTCGCAAAATTGCTAACACTTCCTGAGCAATCAGGCGGTGTTCTTTCTGGGTTGATTCGTGCAAACGCTGTTTAAGGTAGAAAATCCAGCTTCGCATGGTGCCGTTGCAATCCATTCTGCTAGGCGTCAAACCCTCTGGCAATAGTGCGCGAGCTTGTTCTTTTGCAATGCCTGATTTCAAAGCCATTTCGTAAGACTGTTGTGTTAAAAACATTATGTTTCCCTGAATATCATCCCACCATCGAACCAAGCCATCATTCTCGTATGGCTTGATTTCAATGCTGTTTTGACGGTTTTTAACGTCTTGCAAACGGCACTCACGAAACGGCGCGTCAGGCAAAATATTAACGTCTTGATAGCGTTGGCTGAATTCTTGGAATTTGATTGACGAATGGCGCAAAATCTGGCGTCCAATGTCTCGCGTCGTATCAATCTCAAGGCATACATTGGCCATGTCAAACGGGCTTACATGGCCCTCACGCATACAGTAGTTAAGCAACCCTGCAATGCTTGGATTGTCGCGGTTGTCGCTACTAATGCGAGCCTCGTAAGCGATTTCTTTATCAATGTCTGGCGTTGCCCAGCGTAGTGTGACTTTCATTTCAATTCAATCCCATTTTTGTAAACTCGTGTTTTTCCAGTCTTTGTCACGTAAACGTGAATAGACTCTTTTGGTTTTGGCGACAAAACACCAATGTAAACCCAGCCTTTTTTCTCGTCTGAAGCTAGTCGCTGAACATTGGCGGCTCCAAATTTAAAGCCAAATTGGCAAATTTCATTTATCATTTTTCATTCCAAATAAATCCGGTTGATCGTTAATAATCACTTTGTTAGTGACTTTGCTTTGTGGTTTTTGTCCTAGTGCAGCGTAGCAAGTAGGGCCTATTGGCTTTCCATCTAGGTAAAAATGCTTTGTGCCTGACTGCAAAGCACGACCGCATTTAAAGCATTTCATGGCATAGCTTTGCCAATTTCAGCAGCGGCTCGGACGATGGCGCGGCGGGTTGCTTCTGCATTATTGCTAATGCAAGGTAAAAATCCCCTGCTTTTATATGGCTCAAATTCCATAAGTGATACAGCCAATCGCAGCGCATCACCGTCATCAGTGAGTGGGTTCCAGCATTCTTCCATTAAAGAGTCGTAGCATCCATTTACTTTTCTACCATCCCTGTAATCATTTTCTACATACTCATAACGAGTATATCCAGAAGCCTTAGCCGCCAACTCTAGTAAGTCACGATCAGTCATATTTCTATTACCTCCGGCGCACGACTGCGCATTCTGTTTGTTGCTTTCTTTAGAAAGTTTGAGTATTCACCGCGTGAAATACTGCATCGCTGCAAGTCATGCCACTCTGACAACTCAGTTAAGGCGTGTAACTCAGTCGGTGTGATGTCCCATTTATGCCATTTCTCAAACCTAGTCTTTAGGCTGATTAAAGCCTTCTGAGCCACTGCGCACGCTGGCAATACCTCTGGTCCAATGTTGTTGCGTGCCATCGTTTCAGCCACTCCAAGCATCTCACAAAGCCCTTTGTAACCGTTCAGGCTTTGGCTTGTGCTGTTAACAATGGATTCAATCATTAGCTTTTCTGACTCTCGCAGTTCTTTGATAATTTCATCACTCGCAATGCAAGCGCCTTCGATGGCGTGAGTAATTGGGTTAAGCAAATTCCAATGCTTACGTTTGCATTTTTTACGCATGGCTAAGTCGTATAAAAAGGTGTACGTGCGTTGCTTGTCATGCCTACCATTGGCTTATGTTTGACGCGTTGCAAACCGACAAGGCTAGGACAATCAAACGCATCCATTGCGTTATTACGGCCATTAAACGGGCGAAGTTCAGCGCCGTCGTAATTGCCTGACATCTTATTAAGCTGTGGTGCTGGAGTTTTTTGTGGTTTCTTTTTGCTTGTCATTTTTCGTTTCCTTGGTGTTGTTGATAAATTCTTTGACTGATTCTGGCCATCCTGTGCGGTATGCTTTGTCGTGCATTTCTTGACTGACTCGGACGCGAAGCGTGGGGTATTTATTGGTTGCTTTTTTGGTCATGATGTGAAGTATGCAATTGCACCAAATGCCAGCAAGATGCCAAATGCCGTAGCAATGGCGTAATCTAGTGCTTTTTCTGTGCGGTTTGGTTTTTCAATGGCGCAACCGTAGGACGGGCCAAATGGAAATGCTTCGTCCATAGTGCGGGAGAATTTGCGAGTGTTCATTTTGTTTCCTTGTTGATATGTATTTATTGTAGCACATTAAAACGGGATTAGGTAATGCCAATCGTCGCATTCGTTGGTGGCGTATAAATAATCGTCAGGTACGCCACCATTTAGCGTGCAAACGTTGCCGTTGATCTTGTCCAAGTTGTCGCAGTCAAAACAGCGCTTTTGGTTCAGGTAATCTTCAATCTGCACCTTGGTTCGTAGTGCGGATTCGTAGGTTTCTTTATCAGTCATCACTTCCCTCCTATGGTCTTAGCCAGTTCAGCCATAAGCATGGCGATAAAGATCAAAGGCAAAGCCATGAAAAATATTGCTATGCCGATTGATTTGCGGATTATTTTCATGATTGGCTTCTTGAACGGATGGATTCAGCGCAACTATCAGACCAATCGAAAGAATCAATATTTGTTGACATTTGCCTATGCTCATCGCACACCTTCGCGCACGCCTCGCGCTCGGCGGCGGCCACGAGGACGGCGAAGCGTTCAAGTTCATCCGCCCCCTGAAGGCCGAAGCAAGTGACGAGTTCCATTCTGTGGCTGCCTTGTGCCGCCTCTCGAGCCATGCGGATAACATCTTCGTGCTTCATTGCTTTAACGCCTTAGCTTCAATCAATCCAATTATGTCTTCGGACAGCAATTCTGAGATGTCAATGCCGCCAATCTTTGCCGTAATCAGAATGGCATTTTCTGGTTCGTCGGGCTCCATTTGCAAACCAGTGCTAGGCTCACGACTACCGCGTTCGGCTGGTTCGTAGTCAAGTTCACAATCCAACTCGACACCGTCAAAAATAAAAGTGTAATTCATTCTTCATTCTCCAGTTCGTTTGCTAATTTAATCAAAGCTTCGGCCATTTCTCGGGCCTGAGCTAGATTCATTGAGTGTTGAAAGCGCATGGCGTTTCCGTATTGAATGATGCTGATTAGCTTCCCATGCTTGTCATCAGTGGTGTGAATTTCAACCGGTCGGCCATCGCAGAAGTCGTTTATTCGAATCATTTCATATTCCTTCCAATTTCAGCGGCTGCTCGGACAATTGCTCGGCGGGTTGCTTTACTGGGCTTCAAATCAAAATCAAATTCTTCGTGTAGAAACTTCAAGAAAAGCTCGTAGTGCGCCGTCAACAGACTAAGCTTTACAGCCATCCGAAGCGCATCGCAGTCATTTTTAATAGGGTTCCATCGGTGTCCATCGACATAAAAAGCATCCATTCCAATATTTGTTATTTCAGCCCTGAACGCATATCCAGCAGCATTAGCCGCCATTTCAAGTAATTCACGATCTGTTTCCATAATTTACCTTTCGTTTGTTGAGTCTTTATTGTAGCGCACTTAAAACACTTTGCGCCACAATTGTTAATTATTTTGATGCCATAGCCATTCAGCCATTAGCAAGGCATCCGCTCGTCCGTGGTGCTTTACTAGCTTCAGTGGTGCCGTAGGCCATTTGGTTCGTGCCAGTGCTAGGCTTGCCTTCTTTTCAGTTCCTATTAGCTGATGGTGCTTTTTCCACCTCTGAGGCGTCACCAGTTCAAACGGGTAAAGTAGCAAGTCAACTACAGTCTCAA